TAAAGAAGCCATCAAAAAATATGGTGACGCTCCAGGCATTGCACGTCCTGATGGTGTGTCTGCAACTGAAGCTACAGTAGGCTCGACTACTACAACACAACAAACTGCCTATGGTGGCAAACCTGTTACTGAAGCATTAGACGAGACTAAGCAAAACATCGCGCCAGATCCGATGTCACCGCAAGGTGTCATGGAAGGCAACACAGGTCTCGATCGTGCAACAGTAGCAAAGTTACTTCGCACATTAGCCAAAGCTAAACCTGCACTAAACAAATCGATACAAGAGTATCATCGCTCGGTTGCTATGCGCGGTGGCAAAGTGTCTGGCCTGTACCCGCTGATTGAAGAAGTTAAGAAAGCTGCAGCTGCGCAAGGTATTGAGTTTGATACAACGTCACCAACTGGCCCAGCTGCTGGCCAAAACCAGCAAGGCGACATCAGAAACCCTATTTCTTACCAAGCTACTGTCGACGCAGCGTTAGCTACGCTTAAAAACGCCGTGGACAACGCTCCGACACCTGAAATTGCGGCAGTTGCCTTGAAAGTGGCGGCAGCTAAATCACGGTCGTTAAAGAAAGCGATTGTAGCTGAAGCAATTAATGCTTTCCCCGAGCACAGCGCATATATCAAAGCTGTTATCGATCCGTTAACAGAGTTTGGCCCGCAAGAAACAGCACAAGAGTCAAGATTTGACAGAGCTGCATTTCTCGATGAAAGCCGCACTATTGATCCACGCGAAACTAAGTTTAACGATACTGATCGCTTAGGCTTAATTGCTAGAGCTTTAGGCAAAGGTTTTAAGGTCGTACTCAACGCAAGTGACGACGCTTATTATCGCCGCCAAGAGCTTATTACGCTTTCACGTGATGCTGACCGCACAGCGGTTTTACACGAAATATTTCACGCAGTAGAAGACAGACTCTCCGAAAAAGAGATGTCTATTATTCAAAATCATCCGACATACCGCGACATCTTGCTCGAGGTGGTCGACATGTACCCTGAGCTTTCTATTGCAGCCCAGCGCCTAGAGGCGATGGCTGAGACATCAGCTCGTTTACAAAACAGCCGCAAAGATGGTGACGGTGTAGTTAATTATGCTTTGTCACGCATTAAAGGCTTAATTGAAGCATTTAAAAATCTGATCGACGGCAAAGGCTTTAACACAGTAGATAGCGTACTTGACGAAATTTACACTGGTAAAGCGTACCAGCGCAGCATCAACGAGGCATACCACGATCTGCTTGTGCCGACTGTGCAGTATGCAAAGAGCGATAAGCCTGGCGGTCCTATGGTAGCAAAACGCTTGAAGCTACTTGATAAGGTCGAGGAGCAAGCTAAAGAGCTGCCTACGCTAGAGCCAAAAGTTAACAAAGCCTTTGATGCTAAGATCGCAACAATTGCTAATAACCTCGGCATACCTGGCATCGACGCTACAACGTTAAATATGATTTTGCGTCGCATTACACCAGGCGTCGACATAGGCATGATAGCTACAGATTATTTGCGTGCTATCAATGTGCTCGACTCTGAAGGAAGAATTATTGGCGAAGACGTTAATAAAGATAATTACGAAGACTTTATTAATCCTCATCGCGACAACTTTATCATGCTGCTTAAGGCATTACAGGAAGCCGATATAATTGGCGACTTTGGTCTTGCCTTTAGAACTAGTGCAGGGGGGCGCCTGTATCCAGTGCACACGCTGGACTTCAAGGATCCTGACATTGCAGCTAAAGCTGAGCTTAACAACGTTAATAAGTTCAAGAATCGTGCAAAAACTGAGCCCTACACAGATGCTCAAATCAACGATCATCCACTAGGCAGCTACGAAAACACTCGTGAGTTCATACTACGTGAACAGCAGCAAGGTCTCGTCATCAACGATAAAATATTCGAGATGATGGACAAAATGCAGTCCACACCACAGACTCACCGCGGTCTTGATCTAATATTCAAAAAAGATGGTACGACAGACAGCGCTTACACATTAGCAAGTGCCGAAGCGATTAAGCAGTACAAAGATAATCAAAAAGAAACAGGCATGAGCCCTGTGTTTATGAGACGTCGTGCACAAGATCGCTTACGTATCGATACACTCAACGGAAGTGCGTCATATCAAGGCAAAGCCGGTAAAGCCATTTGGGAGTTTCCAAACTGGACTCCTCTCGGCGCTACTGGCTTTGAACAAATGCTGCACAGTATGCGCGATCACTTTGGCTTGTCTAATGAGCTGCCATTTGATCAGCGCGTAGGCTTTTTGTTCGGCACAGTTCGTGACTACATGAAACTTGCTGGTCGACCTGAAAGTGACAAGATACCGGAAAATGTCTTAGACATGCCGCTGATTGACTACATTGTAAATCAGTACGGTCAAGATGGCAGTTACATCTATTCGCACACTCGCGGTGGCACACCAAAGATATTCTTAGACAAACAAAGCGGCACTACGCTTTACCAAATGAACCACGCCGTTTTTGATGTGGCAGATCATGGTTTTGAAATACAACGAGCTGCTATTGAATTAGGTCGTATGCGTGCTTTCTTGGAAGGTAAAAATCCGAAATATAAGAAAGTGCCTAGCTCTGAGTTGTTTCAGTTAGACGACGCACAAGCAGAGCTTGAAGGTTTTAGAAGTGCATATCCGACATGGTTTGACGGCACATCATCATCGTACCAGCTTCACGCAGTACTAACTGGCGATGCTGGCTTGGCCGCAGCTACTAACCTTACAGACTTTGATCCATCAGCACCGGCAAGCGATTTGTATCGCCCTGGCGCAAACGTAGTTCAAAGCATGTATCAGTTGCCATTTAGCAAAGCTCGTAAAATTAGTAAGAAGTTTTTGGCAAACAGACGAAGCTACGGTCAGGTTAAACTGACAGCACAAAAATCTGGTGCCGACGAGCTAGCAAAGCAAGTAGAAGATTTTGGTGATTATGACAGCGACCAAGCTGTAAAAGAGGTCGTCAAAAATATTCAAAACCAGCTTGAGCTAGAGTTCGATACTAATTTCCCTGGCGCAGCGCTTGCTGAAGGTATTGCAAGAGCTATTGCTGGCGAAGTACAAAACATGCTTGGTGACGATGGCTTTGCTGTTCGTGTTCCTTTGCCTGATGGTGACATTGCTGTCTACACAGGCAAGCTGCCTGACAGTGCAAAGCGAAGAGTTACTTGGACACTTGACGAAAACGGCAAAGACGGAACTGAACGTCGCGTAGGTGTAGGTGTATATCAACCTAAGTTAGCGATCACAGGTTTTGCTGCTTTCCTTAACCACTCACTCGATGCCTATGTGCAACGCGAGATGGCAAAGCGCCTGCGCGACTCTGGTGTAGAGCACTTTATGCATACACACGACGCGTTCGCAGTGCCTGCAGCTAATGCAGAGCAAATGCGGCAGGTTTATCACGAAGTGCTGACGGAAATAGCTAAGCAAGATATTTACGCTAAAATACTAGAAGCAAACGGTCTTGATCCTGACAGCATGGTCGTCAAGTTCAACAAAACTACAGAAGACGGTCCTGTAAAAATCGAAATACCGATGCGCCAAGTATTGGAAACAATACACAAAGAAAAAATGAAAACTTTTGGCGACGGTGTTCCGGTTAATTTTTACGCTTTGAGTTAGAGGAAAAAATGGCAAGAAAAGGTCTTTACTACAACATTAATAAACGGAAAAAAGCTGGCACAAGCCGATCTAAGAAAAAATCTACGATCAGCGCTAAGGCTTACGCAAATATGAAAGCTGGTTTTCCAAAGAGTAAGAAGAAAAAGAAAAAGTCGTAATGGCTAAAATCAGAAAAACGACCAAAGGTAAAGGTCGTAATTTTCTTACGGTAAAAGAAGGCGCTGGAATGACAGCAGCTGGTCGCCGTAAGTACAACAGGAAGACCGGAGGCAAGTTAAAGCCTCCGGCTCCTAATCCTAAAAGTAAAAAAGATAAAGCACGCAAAAAGTCTTTTTGTGCACGTTCACGTGGTTGGACAGGCGAAAGAGGCAAAGCAGCGCGTAGACGTTGGAAGTGCTAAAGAGAGCAAAATGAAACCATACGAAATTTACGAGCAAGTTTTACTAAACTTCGATCGCATGTGGAACGATCCTCGTTTTACACAGCAAGCTAAAGTTGACATGGCCCAGGAGTGGGTCCGCGCTTTGCCTCCTATTTCTCTTGTTAATCCTGCGTCGACAACATATCGCGCAGTTAGCGAGGCAATAAAACAAACGGTTGAGGAGGCTGTTAAAAATGAAAAAACCCAGAGCCTCTATCAACTCAAAGAGCAAGAGGCTGAAAGCAACACCGCAGATCAAGGCAGCATGGACGGAAAAGAACATGCACATGCACCCAATAAAACGGATGAAAGCGGAGGGCGGCGAAAGGTGGCAAAAACACCTAGAGCATCTACGAAGCGTGGGCGCAAAAAATCATCGGCCTAAAGGCATGCCTGATGGCTGGGGTCGACAACGAGAAGAATTAGCAACTGTTCGTGAAGATATTCGTAAGAAAGCAGAACAAAAGGTCAAAGTAATGCAAGAAGAAGGCATCATCCCAAAAGACGACGACATAGCTCGTCGCGCGGTACAAGTGCTACTTGAAATCGCTGAAGGACCCGACGCTGCTGCTGCAAAAGCAGGCGCTGCAAAAGCGCTGCTCGAATTTACGAAGCAGAAACCGACTAACAAGGTTGAAGTTAAAGCAGTTGCCGAAGAATGGTTGGCAAGTTTAGATGACGACAAATCAGAAAGCGAAGAAAGTTCGCAAGAAACTGCTGAGTGATTTTGAGTTCTACGCTAAGAACGCTCTGCGTATAAGAACAAAAGATGGTGACACAACACCACTTAGCTTGAACACTGCTCAACAACAACTGTTGCAAGCCGTGCAAAAACAATACGAAGAAGAAGGCAAAATACGTGTCATTATTCTTAAGGCTCGACAAATGGGCTTATCAACGTTTGTTGGTGGCTGGCTTTACTGGTGGCTATCACAACGTAAAGCACAACGTGGCTTAGTTGTTACGCACCACGCCGATAGCACCAGAGCTTTGTTTGATATGACACGGCGTTATCACGAAAACTGCCCGTTACCTATAAAACCACAAACGAAATATTCATCGCGTCGTGAACTTAATTTTAATGTTCTTGACTCGTCATACGTTGTTGCGACAGCCGGTGGTGAGTCAGTTGCACGCGGTGAAACTATTACTGTCGCACACTTGTCTGAGCTTGCGTTCTGGTCTCCATCAACAGCTGATGAAAACTTTAACGCAATAATGCAAGCGATACCTAACAAACCGAACACTGCGGTGTTCATTGAATCAACTGCTAACGGTGTATCAGGTAAATTTTACGATTTATGGAAAGGTGCTTGTGAAGGCACTAACGGTTTTTTACCAGTATTTTTACCGTGGTACATACAAGAGGAATATCAAGAGCCATGCCAGCAAAATGTGGAACTAAGTCCAGACGAAAAAAGACTTCAAAAGGAACATCATCTTACGGACGAACAGCTCGCGTTTCGAAGAAAAAAGGTAGCACAAAACGGGCTTGACCTTTTCAAACAAGAGTACCCGTCTAATGCTGATGAGGCTTTCCTGACATCAGGGCGCCCCATATTCAACCCAGAGCAGCTTGTGCGCATGCTTGAGCAAGCAGACAAGCCTGTTGGTCGCTATGCACTAGAAAATGATGAGTGGCAGCCACATCCACGTGGCGAGCTAACTCTCTATGAAGATGTAGTGCCAGGCGAGACCTATACTATAGGTGCTGACGTTGCGATGGGTATAAGAGGCGGCGACTTTTCAGTTGCTCAAGTATTAGACGGCAAGAAAAAATTAGTCGGCTGTTATCGAGCACATGTGCATCCTGATTTTTTCGCAGATGTGCTTTTACGGTTAGGCGAATTTTTTAATGATGCTTACATTATATGTGAAAGTAACTCGCACGGTTTATTGACGTGCACGCGTCTTTACAAAGACTACGACTACGCAAACTTCCACACAGAAATTGTAGTCGACAAAATCAGTGACAAAGAAACTGTGAAGCTAGGTTTTGCAACAACAGCAAAGTCAAAACCATTAGCAATAAACGAATTACGTGCTTCGTTGCGTATGGAAGAAATAACCATACATGACAAAGTTACACTACGTGAGATGCTTACTTATATCGAGACTGAAACAGGATCGATGGAAGCTGAGGCAGGCTGTCACGATGACTGCGTAATGGCGTTAGCATTGGCTAACTACGCACACCAGCAAGGCTGGGAACCACTAGAAACATACGATAACTACTATAGCGAGGCCATATAATGGCACACGAATTTAAAGCAATTACTCAAGACGAGCTGCTTCAGCTTGTGCACGAGGAGATCCGAGGTTCAATCGGCTACTCTGATGGCGATATGAGTAACGAGCGTCAGGAGATACTTCGCTACTATCATGGCGAACTACCTGAACGACAAAGCAATGGGAACAGCAGCTACGTATCACAAGATGTGTATGATGGCGTTGAAGGTCTCAAGGCTTTGCTGCTCGAAACATTTAGCGCCGGGACCGACGTAATTCAGTTTGCGCCACAAAACGGCGACGACGTTGCAAAAGCTCGTGTCTGCACTGCTTATACAAACTACATCATCCATCGCCAAAACGACGGTTTTAGTATTTACCGTGACGTTTTGCACGACGCATTGATTGCTCGTAATGGTGTAGCAAAAGTCTATTGGGACGAAGCTGAAGAAGTTATCGAGGAACAATTTGAAGATCTGTTGCCTGATGAAATTGATGCTTTATTAGCAGATCCAGAAGCAGAGCTTTCAGACTTAAATGATGTCGACGGTAGATTTAGTGGCACTTTGCGTATTACTAAAAATAAATCACAAGTACGCATTGAAGTTGTACCGCCCGAAGAATTTGTAATTAGCCCCATGTCACAGCACATGAACGACGGTTTTGTCGCTCACAGGCGGATTATGCGTAAAGCTGATTTGTTGGCTATGGGCTTTGATCCAGATCTTATTGATGATATTGGAAGCGAAGAAGATCCTCTTGGTGAGAACTACGCTGAGCGTTACTACCGCCACGAGCAAACTGGACCATCAAAACTGTCGCCTGAAGAACTTAATAATCAGGAACAAATGCAAGAGATCGTAGTTTACGAATCTTACATTGAAGCTGATATGGAAGGCGACGGTCTCGCACGTATTTATAAATGTATTAGTGCAGGCAATACTGTTCTCGACTGTGAGCAAGTAGACAGACGACCATTTATATGTTTTGCAGCAATACCTACTTCGCACACTTACTATGGCGAAAACTTTGCTTATAAACTCGTGCCTACACAAAATGCACGCACAGCATTAATGCGGTCTATTCTTGACCACGCTGCTGTAACAACGAACCCACGCTACTTAGTTAATAAAGGTTCGTTAACTAATCCACGCGAGCTGCTAGATAATCGCCTTGGCGGTATTGTTAATGTAACTCGCCCAGACGGCGTTGTGCCGTTATCACAAAATCCGCTAAACCCATTTATATTTCAAACAATACAAGCGCTCGAAGATGACGCTGAAAATACAAGTGGTATTAGCAAGCTATCACAAGGTTTAAATAAAGACGCCGTAAGTAAGCAGAACTCTGCTGCTATGGTTGAAAACCTTGTTTCGCTATCGCAGCAACGAAGCAAAATCATTGCACGTAATTTTGCAAACAACTTCTTAAAACCATTATTTATGGAAGTTTACAGGCTTGCCGTAGAAAACGAAGATGAAGAAAAAATTGTCGACGTTGCCGGTGAGTATGTTGCCATAGCACCATCGGAATGGGAGCAACGCAAAGATGTTGAGGTGTCGTTTAAGCTAGGCTACGGCGAGCAAGAACGTGAAGCACAAAAATATCAAGCGCTGCATACCGCACTTACACAAGATCCAGGCGTACAGCCATTTTATAGCCCGCAAGGTCGCTATGCAATGATACGCCAGATTATGCTTAGCGCAGGCATCAAGGATGTCGACACATATTTGTTGCCACCTGAGAAAGTGCAGCCACCCCAGCCCTCCAAGCAAGAACAAATGCAACAGCAATTGCTGATGAAACAAATCGAACTTGAAGAGCGCAAGGTTGCGCTGGCTGAGCAAGAAGCTGCTTTGAAAGCGCGCATGGAAGAACGCAAGTTCGGTCTGCAAACTCAAGAAGCACAATTGCAAGCAGCAGCTAAATACAGCGAAGAAGAGCGTCGTGACTTCGATTCAGAAGTACGCGCAGACATCGCATACAAAGAGCTTGAGCTTGCAGAAAAATCAGAAGACGAAAACCGCACAACGGTAATTTCGCCAAACGCATAAGGAAGCAAAATGAAGGAGCAAGACATCATTGAGCGTGGAACTGCTGCGGAGTTTCTATTAGAACACGAAACTTTTCAACGCACAGTTCAGCGCTTAATCGATCACAACATTAATATGTTTTTAAATAGCACGCCTACAGAAGGCGACGTGCGCGATATTGCGTACCATACGTCGCGTGCACTTTCAGACATTGTTAATACGTTAAAACAAGAAGCGCTAATGAAAGCGCAGATCATGGAGCAAAATGATAATGAGTGAGACTACTGAAAGCGTCCCTCAGACCGAAACTGAGCAGCAGCCAACAGTGACTGCTGCCGTTAATGCTTTTCTTGATAAATGGGAAGACTCTCCTGCCGAGACATCAGAACCAGTATCAGAAAGCGAAGCCGAAGTTGCAGATACAAGCGATGAGCAACTCGAAGCTACTCAAGATCAAGAGATAATTGAAGAAGTAGCTGACCTTGGTGATGAAGAAATAGTCTACGAAGATGAAGTAGTCGACAGCGAAGAAGTCCAATATGAGACGGCTCCAGACGACTACGTAACACAAATCAAAGTAGGCGAAGAAGTTCACGAAGTATCAGTTGCAGATTTAAAACGTCTGTATGGTCAAGAAAAATCGCTAACACAAAAATCACAACAAGTTTCAGAACAACGCAAATCTCTTGAGACAGAGCTTGAACGAACACAAGCAGCTTACGGAGTGCTACTACAAAAAGCGCAAGAAAAACTTCAGCCGTACACTGAAGTAGACATGCTAGTTGCGTCCAAAACAATGGGCGACGACGAGTTTGCTCAACTGCGCAAAGAAGCACAGTCTGCTTATGACGAGTACAACTTCCTTGCTCAAGAGGCAGGTAAATTCCACGAGAATCTCCAGCAAGTCCGCGAGAAGGAAATCGCAAAACAGGCTGCTGAGGCACACAAAACGCTACAAGCTGACATACCTGAATGGAACGAAGATTTGTACAACGCAGTACGCGACTGGGGTGCAACACAAGGTTTAGACCGTGATGCCCTTAATAATCTAGTCGATCCAGCTGCAATCAAAGTTTTGCTTAAAGCAATGAAGTACGATCGGAGTAAGAAGGTGGCAGTTAAAAAACGCGGTGCAGCACCTCGCAAGGTAATAAAACCTGGCGCATCCGCACCTGCACAAACAAAAAAAGCGCGGGCTGGTAAGCAAGCCATGGAAAGGCTTTCTAAATCTGGCAGCACGCAGGATGCAACAAATGCGTTTTTACAACGTTGGTCTGATGGAGCTTAACTTTCTAATACGAGGACCTAAACATGGCTACGTATCAAACGTATACGCAGGTTGGTCTGAAGGAAGACGTCAGCGATATTATTTCAAATATTTCGCCGACTACGACGCCTTTCCTAAGTTCAATCGGCACAGAGAGTGTTCATAACACTCTTTTCCAGTGGCAAGAAGATTCGCTTGCTGCTACTGCAGAAAATGCAGAAGTTGAAGGCTTTACGGCTAGCAGTGCAACACTGTCACCGACTGTAATGCGTTCCAACCACACCCAAATTCAATCGAAGACTGTAAAAATCTCCGGCACTAACGATGCTGTAGACGCTTACGGGCGCGCGCAAGAAACAGCGTATCAACTTTCGAAGAAAGCTGCTGAGTTCAAGCGAGACATTGAATTTAACTTGGTTGGTGACCGTACAACTGGTGGTAACGATGCTGCTGCTGGTAACGCCACAACTGCACGCTACACAGCTAATATCCACGGCAATGACGCTGGATCAGCTGCTGTTATTAACTCTGCCGTTATCGAAGATGTAGGTACTTCTAGTACTGCTGCTGCACTAACGGAACAAGACATCCTGAACCTTGGCGACAAGCTATATGATGAAGGCGCAACTGCTTCAATCCTTATGATTAAGCCAGCTGACTCTCTCGTCATTGCAGGATTTACTCGTTCTGCTGTTGGCTCAGGTAACGCTCGTCAAGAGCACTTTGTTAACGGTGGTCGCACATTGATGAACGTGGTTGACGTTTATATTTCGCCTTACGGTGAATATCGCGTCGTTATGAACCGCTTTATCAAAACATCGACCGCACTTCTTTACGATCCGGAGAACTGGAAAATTTGTGAGCTTCGCCCAATGACACGCGAACTGCTTGCCAAAACCGGTGATGCGGACACTCACATGATGGTAACCGAATACGGTCTGAAGCACGCTAATTACAAGTCTTCAGGTCTGCTTCGTTACATCAGCTAGGTAAGTGTGCCCGCGGGGATTTTGCTCTCCTTTGCCCTGCGGGCACCTCTACCTGAAAGGATAGATATGTCAAAAATTATTGATAGCGATTTTACAATCAAACAAGAAGGTGACGACCTTTTCCGAGTCACCAAACAAAACATACCAGCATCATTTTTAAAGCAACTGCACGACGAAAAACATGAGTCAAACGGCGTTACAGCTAGTGGCGAAATGGTCAAGCTCGCAAGCATACCTGTAGCAGTAGTCGAACACATGCAGCGCGAAGGCATTGACGTTTATAAAGCGCCTATTAAGGACATTATTAAGTGGCTTAAAAATCATGACATGGATGGATTTTTAACGAGCACTAAGAGATTATAATGGCCACATTCGCAGAACTGAAAGCAGACGTAATTAATTTGATTAACCGTACTGACTGCACCGACACGCTGTCAGGAACATTTGTAAATCAAGCTATTCGAAATATTGCGCGTACTCTGCGTATACCATCGTTAGAGTCAAAGTACACGGCAACAGTCGGTACATCTGCTCAAACGGTATTTAATACAACGACACAAGAATTATCGATACCAGGCGACTTTCTTGAAACTGTTTATCTGTATACAGACGATAGAATTTTGCAAAGAGTTCCGCTACGCCAATTTATAGAGCTAACAGGATCTGTGCCTTCTAGTGGCAAGCCTAGATATTACACACGCATTCAGAATAACTTTGTAGTAAAGCCCGCCCCTGATGCAGGAACTGTAATTAATCTTATTTATCACAGTGATCCAGCTGTCTTAACAAACAGCACCGACACCAATGTTTTATCCATTGTATCTCCTGATCTCGTTGTATATGGCGCATTATTATATGCGTGTGACTATTTCAACGATCAGCGCAAAGAAGAGTTTAGCAAGACATACGCTGGAATTTATCAAGCTGTCGAAGATCTGAATAATTCTACTGATATGGCAACTAGTGACTCAGCTATACAGCCGAGCTTTAACTACGAACCAGATCTATTTAACTAAGGTATAAAAATGTCGAAAAGTAGTGTGTTTCAGTCAGTATCTGTGACTGAGAGTGATCTGCCGAATTTGCTTTCACAAGTTCAAACAAGCGAAACTAATGCGGCAAACTCGGCTGCTGCTGCAGCTACAAGCGCTGCTTCAGTTGGTACGTCTGCATCTAATGCTGCAACTGAAGCATCTAATGCGTCAAACTCTGCGACTGCTGCTGCTAACTCGGCAAGTGCTGCTTCAACTTCTGCTTCGGCAGCTGCAACTTCAGAAACTAATGCTGCTGCACATGTTACGACTGCCAGCAACCACGCAACCGGCGCAGCAACTTCGGCTACATCAGCAACAAACAGTCAAGCTGCAGCAACACAAAGTGCAACTGACGCTGCTACATCAGCAACTAATGCCGCTACTTCTGAAACGAACGCTGCTACATCAGAAACCAACGCGGCTACATCGGCAACTAATGCAGCGAACTCTGCTACTGCTGCTTCGACACAAGCAACTAACGCAACAAACCAAGCAACAGCTGCCGCAAATTCAGCAACAGCAGCAGCTAGCTCTGCGTCTGCAGCATCAACATCGGAAACAAATGCGCAAACACATGCAAACACTGCGTCGGGTCACGCAACTACAGCGTCAACGCAGGCAACAAATGCTGCCACGTCGGCGACAAACGCCGCAACATCAGAAACTAACGCAGGAACACAAGCAACTAACGCAGCAACTTCAGCGACAGCTGCCGCAAGCTCAGCGACAAACGCCGCAACTGCACAGACAGCAGCAGAGTCCGCCAGAGACTCAGCGCTAGCAGCTTTTGACTCATTCGACGACCGCTATTTAGGAACAAAAACAAGCGATCCGAGCACCGATAACGACGGAAACACGCTTGTTGCAGGCACGCTTTATTTTAATAGCAGCACAAGCACGATGATGCTTTACACAGGCTCAGCCTGGGTCGCAGCTTATGTGTCCGGTGGCAGCTTTGCTGCGTTGTCTGGTGCAACCTTCACTGGTGACGTTACAGTGCCTAACCTCATTACTGCTGGTAATGTCGATGGTCGTGATGTGTCTGTTGATGGTGCGAAGCTCGATGGTATTGCAGCCAATGCAACAGCCGTAACTAGCCTAACTGATCTCAGCATTAGCGATGGCACTAATGGTCAAGTCTTGACGACAAACGGCTCAGGTTCGTTTTCATTCGCAGATGCTGCTGGTGGTGGTTCAACACAAGATGCTGATGGCGACACCAAGATACAAGTCGAAGAAGGCACGGATGACGACACCATCCGCTTTGATACTGCTGGTAGTGAAAGACTAATTATAACCCCGACAGGGAACGTGGGTATAAACACAACTACTCCATACGACAGCCAATGGGGGACGGACGGAAATAACACAGAATTAGCTATCGAAGGCGGGTCGACAGGATACGGGGTTCTCCACCTTCGTGGTACTGGCGCAGGGACAACCGACACCCGTTTTAGCATGGGTGTAGGTGATACCAAGTTTTATATGGCGTATGACCGCATTGATGGCGCACACCGGATGACCATGAACACCGATGGTGCGATTGGTTTTAATACTACAGACGTTGGAACTGAGACCCTTACTGTAAACAAAGTCGGCTCTAGCAGTTATGGGGCAATCCAGATACGCAGAAGCAATACCGATGGAGACACTAATGGCGGTTATATTTCTTTTGCCCAACGAGATGACTGTAGTACCTCTTGGGTTGGGCTAGCAGGATGGGATAACGCAACCGACCGAACAGTTTACCTTGGTGGTGGAGGCTGGAACATTCAAGAAGCCACAGCAGTAGTTCTTTATGCAGGGGCTTACGACGCTGGCAGTGGTGGTGCTACTGAATCCGCTAGATTTGCCGCTACCTTTAATATGTTGAAAAGGCCTACGACAGTTCAATCTAGTGGTGTCCCGCTGAAAGTAGACAGCACAAACAGCAACAACTTTAAGCAACGCTGGGAAAATAATGGCTCGGTAGTAGGTTACCTTGGCGCAAACGCAAGCTATGCTTTATTGGTGGGCGGTACTAGCGCGAATACAGCATTTCAGGTGTCACAGAGCGGCGGTGAAGTTATGCAAACTCGCGCTGGAACAAACGCTCACTATCGCTTCCATCTTGATGGCGCGGCTCGTAATTACATCTATGCAAACAGTGCTAACGAAATTGGCTTTCTGACAACAGGCGGTAACTGGGCGTTCAGATGCGACAACTCCGGTAATGTTACCGCCACCGGGAACGTGACAGCTTACTCTGACATTCGGTTGAAAGAGGATATTAAGCCAATCGAAGGTGCGCTAGAACGGGTAAGTAAACTTGAAGGCGTTGAGTACACCCGTAAGAACACTGGTAAGCGTGAAATAGGTTTCATTGCCCAAGACGTAATACAGCATGAACCAACGCTCGTTGATGTCATGGACACATCTACCGCCCACACGGACGAAGCGTTTAGTGATCTACACGTTATGAAATACCAGAACACTGTTGCCTTACTGGTCGAAGCCGTTAAGGAACTGAAAGCCGAAGTGGCAGAACTAAGAGCGGGGTGCTGCCATGGCGCTGCAAAGTAGTGGTGCAATAAGTTTGGCAAACCTTCAAAGCGAATATGGTGGCTCTAATCCAATATCGATGAGTGAGTATTATCGCAACGGCGGGTTAGTACCAAACTCAATCAGTTCGACTGGCCCAGGCTCGTATACTTCTTACCAATACAGCCGAAACTCTACAGACTGGAACGTGTATATTTTTGGCACTATTAATTGGGGTGGCTCTACTATTGTAGCCACCTCGATAAACATAGGAACTACTACTACCAGTTTCTCAACAGGTGGTTACGACTACCAACGAGGTAGTTTGCAAGAAACTATCACAACTAGTGGCGGCAAATTTACTGTTACATATTTTCATTACAGTGTGCGCCGCAGACTATCCTCAGTCACTACGACAACAAGTGTAAATCAATCTGTACCGACAAGCGGTCAAATCAGTTTGTCTCAATTTTATGGCGGGAGAGCATCGTAATGTCATTTCATATTGATAGAACAACGAACAGTGTTACTCGTGAAGAGTTCGAACGTTTGTTTGCTGAGGCTTTTGACTACTTAAGTGCAGAGCGACAAAGGCTAGGCGACAACCTTAAAGAAGATTTGTGGTTAGCACTGCGACACGACGGATCATTTATTCATCGTTATTTAGAAGATGATTATTTAGTCGGCGTAGCATCACTTATAGAATTATTAATTCCGTACGAAGGCAAAGTTGAGCGTTGGGCTCATTACATCACGCCGACCTATGGGCACAATAAGACTGGATCTCGTGCATGGTGGTATAGTGAAGAGTTTCAAAAGCAAGCAAGACAGTTTTGCGATGAAGAAAATTTTGACAAGCTGCTCGTTGTCCATAATCCAGGCAGTCCGGCAGCTTTAGCTGTTGAAGCTGTTTGGGGTCAAGCGTGGGGTAGTCGCCAATATTTTAATAGACCTGTTATTAAATCTTTAGCAGAGACTTTTGGTGATGCCCGTAATGCTTTCGGTTACCCCGATACAATGCAATGTTTTATCATGGGAAAAAATGAGGTCTGAAATGGAAATAGATCCTGCCTTGTTTTGGAACTTAGTATTAACGCTAATTATAGCACCAGCAGTGTGGGCATTTAGGAACATGGCAGCTGAAGTAAAACGATTAGACATTTTATTAAATAGAACCCGCGAAGATTTTGCGACTAAAGAAGAGCTACGTGAAGACATCGACAGAGTGCTTGAAGCACTACATCGAGTAGAAGATAAATTAGATCGAGTATTAAGCAGGTAAAAAATGGACCCGATTAGTGGTGGACTTGCTGGTCTTGCACTAGTTCAAAAATCTGTAGAATTAATTAAATCGAATATAAATACAGTAAATGACATACGTGACATCGCCAGTACGATAGACTCTGCGTTTGCCGGCGAGAAACAAATACAAAAAGAACGTTTCGGCACAAAATCAGTAATAGGCCAGCACAAAGATGCAGCTACTTCGGTTATTGACGCGAAGCTAGCGCAGGAACAACTCCATGAGCTTTCTGTACTAATTGATAATCGTTTTGGTTACGGCACGTGGAGACAAATAATTAACGAAAGAGCAAAGCGCATTGCAGACGAAAAAGAAGCAATACGCGTAGCAAAAGCAAAGAAAAAGAAGGAGCGAGAACAATTTCAGGAAAATCTAAAAATTTTATCCATAACAGTCGGCTGCGCCGTGCTCGTCAGTTTAGGCCTGATCTTAGTTATCGTTATGTAAAGGACGCTATGAATATTGATGCACTAGTAAAAGATCTTCGCAGACACGAAGGCATGAGAAACTTTCCGTATAAATGCACAGCTGACAAGCTGACTATTGGTATCGGTAGAAATATTGAAGACGTCGGCATATCAGATGACGAAGCTGATTATATGCTTAAAAACGATATACACCGTGTACAGGAAGATTTAGATCGCAACGTATTATATTGGCGAGAGTTTCCAGAGCCGGTGCAGCGTGCACTAGCAAACTTTGTATTTAACGTAGGCATCACACGTGCTTTGAGATTTAAGCGTATGTGGGCTGCACTACAAGAGCTCGATTTTGACACAGCAGCCGAAGAGCTGTTGGACAGCAAATACGCTACCCAAGTTGGAACACGAGCTAATGAACTAGCTAATTTGATACGGAGTGGAGCATGATACAGGCGCTTTTAGGTGTCGCCGGCAATATTGCTGGTGCATATATGGAAACTCGTCGCATAAAAGCTGAAGCTAAAAGCAGAATTAACGAAGCTAAAACAATTGCAAAAATAAAAAAAATAGAGCACGAAGCTACTGCAGCTGCAGACTACGATATAGAAGCACTGCGCCAAACACAGTACAGTTGGAAAGACGAGGTAGCCCTTGTCGTCGTGCTAGCACCTTTTGTTGGTAGTTTTTTGCCGTGGACTCAAGAATATGTCGCGCAAGGCTGGAAGCATTTAAATGAGCACGCGCCGAGTTGGTACACATATGCCTTTTTGGGCGCTATAGGCGCCAGCATGGGCATCCGCTGGGCTGTTTCACAGTTTGGACGCAAATAATTAATTCAATCCCTTTCAGACGCAAAAAACACTGCTCCATGGTTCACACTGTGGACCGGTGTTTTTTGATTTCATGGAAAGGAATTAAAATGAAACTGTCGCAACTTAACGACAAATGTATCGAACCTTTATGGAAAGACTGTAAAGGCATCGATATTTTTAAGTCACAATTAAGTCGTGCGGTAAAGTATCTCAACGATCCAGACATAAATGAGATCAATACAGAAATGATCGATAAGTTTGTTATCCAGCTTGAGAATACAATATCGCATAAAGGTAAACCACTTACAAACAGTACAATTAATCGAAACTTAAGTGTGCTGCATAGTGTGCTTGATTACGCTTACAAGCGTGAGTGGCTTGAAAAAAAGCCGCACTTTACCTGGAAGACTGAAAATCAGCACAGAGTGCGGTGGCTTACAGAACAAGAGGAGCATGACTTATTACGAGTTATGCAAGAACGCATAAACAAATGCACAAATCCTCAAAAACTGCATATGTACGAGCAAGCTCGCGCAGCAGTCATTATCTTGATTGATACTGGCTTGAGGCGGGGGGAGCTATTAAATTTGCAACCTGACAACATTGACGGAGACTGGTTACGTCTCTGGAAAACCAAGACAGGTAAACCGCGGTCGGTCCCTATGACCCCGCGAGCAAAAGCTCTCATAAACGAGTTTGTTCCGTTCGACATAGAAGACTGGCGTCTATATTATTTTTGGTGTAGGGCCAAAAAGGACATTGGTCTTGAACATGACGAACAGTTTGTGCTGCACACGTTAAGACATAGCTGTGCCACTCGCTTGTTACGCAAGACGAAAAACATAGCTATGGTGCAAAAGATGTTGGGTCATAGTAAAATTCAAACAACGCTACGTTATGCGCATATTGATGATGATGACCTATTTGAAGCAGTTAATTCCTGATCGCAGTATCAGGATTACAGTGGCGCCACGGTATCCAAAGTAAACGTAAAGTTTTACAGCTGGATAGAGTACTTGACTACGAATCAAGGGGTCGGGAGTTCGAATCTTCCCCGGTGCGCCA